TGTACAGTCATCTAGCCGATCTTCTCATGCTAAGTTCGCATGAGACCGGTAGCATCGCCTTTACGAGGCAATGGGTCTCCGAGTTCGAAAATACCCCGGTTTTCCGGGAGTATCACGAATACTTTAAAACCGATGACGCCTGTCTTGCCACCTACCTGCTCAGTTTTTGCCTTTTTGGTAAAAAGCTCAAGTTGCAGTTAGAAAAGTGGAATACCGTCGCATTTCGCGATTGGGAATTGACAGAAGAGCGATTATCAAAACTCACATTTAGTGATGAGGACACATCGATATTAAAATCGATCGTGTCTGCGTTGCTAGGGCCTCTCGATCTGCACGATAAATTCCCTGCCTTCGGGCCTGGGAAAGTTGCGCAGAGAGAGATTCGGGATGTCATCGACAAGGCTTGTCACCTTGAGATGAACTACTATCTGAGTTTAATCCTTTCGAAAATGTCATACGGAGATGACGCGGGAGGGTTCCCCAAGATCTTCATTAAGGAGATCGAGGGGAAAGGAAGATTCGCTCGGATCAAGGGAAGAGGCAAGTCTGCTGCCAAAGACATCAACAAGAGTAGGTCCATTGTTATGGAACCTAACCAAGTTATGTTTGTCCAGCAACTTGTTCTAGAGATCTTCCGGGCGTCCATAGCTACCGGATTAGCATCCGGATTCATCGACTTCGAAGATCAAGGTCTTAACCGGAAATTGGCCCATTACGGGTCGTATTCTGGTGACATTGATACTATCGATTTATCATCTGCCAGCGACTCAGTATCGTGGGAGTTAGTGAAAAGAATATTCCCTAAGGAATATCTCTTCTTCTTGGCTCTTTCGAGGACTAGAGACGTGGAAGTGATGGATGGTAGTGTAAGACGGTTATGGAAGTTTGCTCCTATGGGGTCAGCTTTATGCTTTCCCACTCAGTGCATAGTATTCCTTTCTGTCTGCATCTATTCCGCTATGAGACAAAGCGGTTGGCTTGAAACGCAACGAGCCAAAGCGTTGGAGTGTGAGAAACTTCCTGTGGAGTGTGTTAAGCAGTTTATCAACTCTGCTTTTCACAAGACTCCGGGATATTCACACCCTGGCGTAGGTAAGTTTCAGCCAGTCCGGGTTTACGGCGACGATATTTGCGTTGA